TTCAAAGGTGCATCAGGTGCAGTTCACCCAGTATTAGCAGAAGCTGTAACACAGTTTCAATCATTAGCTTACAAAGAATTACTACCATCAGGTGGACCCGTTAGAACTCAAATAGTTGGAATGCCAACTCCAGATAAAGAAGCGCAATCAATGCGTGTTAAAGAATTTATGAATTACCAGATCATGGGTGAGATGAGAGAATACGAATCTGAGTTTGATCAGATGTTATTTTATTTACCACTTACAGGATCTACATTTAAAAAAGTTTACTACGATGAAATTATGCAGAGAACAGTATCTAAGTTTGTTCCTGCTGATGACTTAGTTGTTCCGTATACGGCTACCTCATTGGACGATGCGGAAACAATTATTCATGTTGTTAAGATGTCAGAAAACGAACTTCGAAAACAACAGGTTGGTGGTTTCTATAGAGATATTGAATTAACACCAGGAACTGAGAATGAAACACAGTCACAGAAAAAAGAAAGAGAACTAGAAGGTCTAAGCAAAGGTAGAGACCAAAGATTGTTTACACTTCTAGAATGCCATGTGCATTTAGACATAGAAGGTTTTGAAGATGCAGGACAAGATGGTGAGCCTACAGGAATCAAGTTACCTTACATTGTAACAGTAGAAGAAGGATCACGTGAAATATTATCTATCAGAAGAAATTATGAAGTTGGTGATCCAATGAAGAAAAAAATAGAATATTTTGTACACTTTAAATTTTTACCAGGATTAGGTTTCTATGGTTTTGGTTTGATACACATGATTGGTGGATTATCAAGATCAGCGACTGCAGCANTAAGNTCNTTACTTGACGCCGGAACCTTGTCTAATTTACCAGCAGGATTCAAGATGCGTGGTATCAAGATGAGAGACGAAGCACAACCAATTCAACCTGGAGAGTTTAGAGATGTCGATGCACCCGGTGGTAATTTACGAGACGCATTTATGCCGTTACCGTTTAAAGAACCATCAGCAACATTATTACAATTGATGAGTGTTGTTGTAGGTGCTGGACAAAGATTTGCATCAATCGCAGATATGCAAGTAGGAGAAGGTAATCAAAANGCAGCAGTTGGTACAACAGTTGCTCTTCTTGAGAGAGGATCTAGAACAATGTCAGCNATTCATAAAAGATTGTACGCTTCTATGAAACGTGAGTTTGGTTTAATGGCGAGAGTTTTTAAACTTTACTTACCTCCAGTTTATCCATATGATGTTGTTGGCGGTCAAAAGCAAATCAAACAAACTGATTTCGACGACCGAATAGATATAATGCCGGTTGCTGACCCGAATATATTTTCTCAAACGCAGCGAATATCACTCGCTCAAACGGAGATGCAACTGGCAGCTTCTAATCCTGCAATTCATAACCAATACGAAGTGTACAGAAACATGTATGAAGCGTTAGGTGTAAAAGATATTGATTTAATTTTAAAAAAACCAGAACAACCAATGCCAAAAGACCCAGCATTAGAACATATTGATGCTTTAGGCGGAAAACCATTCCAAGCATTTCCTGGACAAGACCATCAAGCACACATTACAGCGCATTTAAACTTTATGGAGACTAATATGGTAAAAAATGCACCTGCAGTTGGTGCTGCAATACAAAAAAACATACTAGAACACATAAGTTTGATGGCACAAGAGCAAATTGAAATAGAATTTAGAGAAGAATTACCTAAATTAGCGCAAATGACACAAATGATGCAACAAAATCCGCAAAATCCACAGATGCAACAAGAAATGAAGATGCTACAAGAGAAAATAGAAGGTAGAAAAGCAGTTTTAGTGTCTGAAATGATGAAAGACTTTGCAGATGAAGAGAAAAAGATTANTTCAGAGTATGGTAACGATCCAATTGCTGCATTAAGAGCAAGAGAACTAGATTTACAAGCTCAAGAGAACTCTAGAAAAGAAAAAGAGGGCAAAGAACGAATGAATCTAGACCGTATGAAGGCTATGATGAATCAACAAAATCAAGATGAGAAATTAGATCAGAATGAAGAATTAGCTGAACTAAGAGCTGAAACATCTTTAGAAAAACAAGATATAGCTAATGAAGCAAGAGAGAGATTAGCTATGATGAAACCAAGAGGTAATTAATTATGGCATTTCCAATATTAGGTGCACTTAAACTTGCAATGAACGCTGGTTCGCACATTTATAAAAAGAAAAAAGAAACTCAGATGATGATGGCTAACGCACAAGCCAAACATGCTGAAAAGATGGCATCGGGAGAGTTAGAATACTCGGGAAAATTATTAGAGGCCCGACAATCGGACTGGAAAGACGAATTTGTTTTGGTCGTATTAACGCTGCCAATTTTAGTGATTGCGTACGGGGTCTTCTCGGACGATCCGGCTGCATCTCAAAAAATAAAAGAGTTCTTTGACCAATTCCAAGACCTTCCAAAATGGTTCACAAATTTATGGATCCTTGTAGTTGCGAGCATCTATGGTATAAAGGGAACACAAATATTTAAGGGAGGAAAAAAATAATGACAAAAGATAAGACAATACCAGCAAAAGAAAAAGGTTTTAATATGTTACCTGAAGAAGTTCAAAAACAAATAAGTCCTAGACTTGCAGATAAATTTAATATGGGTGGAGTAGTAGATAAAAGATCACCGTTTATGGGTGGCGGAATAGCTTACGCAGGTGGCGGAAGAGCAATGAAAAAGAAGGGAAAAATATAATGCCAGGAAAAGAAATAAAAGGAAGAAGTAAAAGAGCAAACTATAGAGATGGTGGCAGAGTAAAAAGAGCTGGTGGTGGACCAGGCTTATATGCCAACATCGCAGCCAAAAAAGCTAGAATCAAAGCTGGTTCAGGTGAGAAGATGAAAACAGCTGGATCTAAAGGTGCACCTACTAAAGCAAATTTTAAAAGAGCAGCACAAACAGCAAAGGCATAACATGGCAAAACTTTGTCCAAAAGGAAAAGCAGCAGCAAAAAGAAAGTTTAAGGTTTATCCTTCAGCTTATGCTAACATGTATGCGTCAGGAGTTTGTTCTGGAAAAATAACACCAGGTGGTAAAAAAGACAGACAAAAAGCATCTATGGGTGGACTAATGGGTGAAGCTGGTTTAGCAAGAAGAAAAAGAATAGGCTGTGCGTAATGGCAAAAAAAGGATTACGAGCTTGGGTCAAAGAAAATTGGGTGGACATAGCAAATAAAAGATCAGATGGCTCTTATCCAAAATGTGGCAGAAGCGGTGGTGAAACAAGAAAAAAATATCCTAAGTGTGTGCCAATGGCTAAAGCAAAAGCAATGTCAAAAGGTCAAAAAAAATCTGCCGTTGCTAGAAAACAAAAAGCATCTAATGCAGGACCTAAACCATCTAATGTTAGAACACTAGCAAACCGAGGTGGGTATATGGGTTCATATATTTCTGGAACTGTAGATGGAATAGAAATTTCAAATCCAAGTTTAAAAAAATATTATAGAGGAATGATATAATGGCTGAGAGCCCTATTAGAAAAACTACTACAGGTAAGGGTGCCAATTATAGACCAACAAAATCTGGAGCTGGAATGACAGCAAAAGGTGTAAGAGCTTACAGGGCAGCAAACCCTGGAAGTAAATTAAAAACAGCCGTGACCGGTAAAGTGAAACCAGGATCAAAAGCTGCTAATCGTAGGAAATCATACTGTGCTAGATCACTAGGACAATTAAAACGGTCATCAGCAAAAACACGTAACGATCCTAACTCACGAATACGACAGGCACGGAGAAGATGGAAATGTTAATATGAAAAAAGAAAAAGCAAAAATACAAAAAGTAATTAAAGGTTTAAAGAAAGCTTCTAAATTACACGCAGGTCAAGCTAAAGTTTTAACAGGCGTTATTAAGAAAAAAAATAATATTAAAAAAGCATAGACATGATGGATCCGTTAGTAGTTGTATCAAAAGTACAAAAAATGATGCGAGACAATTTACAAAGAGTTGGCGACGCTATGATTAGTGGCGGTGTTGACAATATGGAAAAATATCAATATATGTTAGGACAAGCAAGAACATATCAATATCTATTACAGGAAATCTCTAACCTGCTAGAAGAAAAGGAGCAAAAAAATGAGCACGGAAAAGTTATCGACATCAACGAAGGAAGTTCCAAAACATAGGAACGCCCTTGAAGAAAAATACAAAGAAACAAAAGAAATGGTTAAAGAAAAAGAACCATTGAATCCAGAAAATATAAAAGAAGTAAAAGACCAGCTACCCGAACCTAGCGGCTGGAGACTTTTAGTTTTACCTTTTACACCAAAAGAAAAAACTAAAGGTGGAATAATAATTGCACAGGAATCTTTAGAAAAATTAAGAATAGCTACTAACTGTGGTTATGTTTTAAAGGTTGGTCCATTATCTTATTACGACAAGGAAAAGTTTCCAACAGGTCCTTGGTGTAAAAAAGGTGATTGGGTTATCTTTGCAAGATATGCCGGTTCAAGATTACCCATAGAAGGCGGAGAAGTTCGTCTATTAAACGACGACGAAGTTTTAGGAACTATAAAAAATCCTGAAGCAGTGTTGCATAATATATAATCATAGAAGGAGTAAACTATGCCAGACGTAGAAGAGAACAAACAAGATCTAGTTGACATTGATACATCAGGCCCTGGTGCAGATGTTGATATAGAAGAAGTAAAACAAGAAGTAGAAGTAGTTGAGGAACCAAAGGTAGAAGAACCAAAGGTAGAAGAACCAAAGGTAGAAGAACCAAAGGTAGAAACTAAACCTGAGGAACCTAAAGAAGAACTTGAAGACTATAGTGAGGGAGTTAAAAAAAGAATTTCTAAACTTACTAAAAAATGGAGAGAAGCAGAAAGACAAAGAGAAGCTGCTTTAGAATTTGCAAAAGGGGGTCAAGTTGAATTAGAACAATTAAAACAAAAAGTTTCTAAACTTGAACCTGGTTATGTAAATGCCATGGAAGGTAAATTAAAAAATGGTCTTGAGTCAGCTAAATCACAATTATTAAGAGCAAGAGAAAATGGTGATATCAATGCAGAAGTTGAAGCACAAAAAGAAATTGCTAGAATTGGTGTTGAGGAATCTAAAGTTACTACTTTAAAAAATAGGTACCAACAACAAGCTGCACAAGCACCAGTAGCACCAAGAACATTAGATCAAGCTGTTCAAACACCACCCTCAGACCCTAAAGCAGAGGCATGGGCAGACAATAATGAATGGTTTGGTAAAGATAATGCAATGACTTACACTGCATTTGATTTACATGAGAAGCTAACTAAACAAGAAGGCTTTGACCCACATTCAGACGATTACTATAAGGAAATAGATAGACGAATGCGTCTTGACTTTCCTCATAAGTTTGATAAGAAAGAGTTATCGAACCAAACGACCAAACCGACACAAACAGTTGCGTCAGCAACGCGAAACGTCAAACCTGGTCGCCAGACTGTGAGACTCACTTCATCACAGGTAGCAATTGCTAAAAAATTAGGAGTGCCATTAGAAGAGTATGCGAAACAATTAAAAATCACGAAGGAGGCATAAGCATATGAGTACAGA